AAGCATAGTTTTTAACCCCATTATCTAATAATTATTGGCTTAAAATATGGAAAGAAATCAGAGGCATTTACAAATACATATAGCTTTTTTAGCTCATCTTGGCCCGGGAAAGTGTACATAACAGGCCTTAAATCACGCAGCATCTCTACGTTAAGCATTAGTAAACCGTCATCATACCTAATTAAAACCCTATGGTAAGAGTCTGCTAAATCCCTGTGTAAAGGCAGTAAGCTCATTTGTTGCACCTTTGTAAAAGGTATTGGATAAGGCTCACTACTTGGCTTATCTGCCCATTTAATCTCTAAATCGCCTATGTAGTTTTCACGGCCTAAGCCTTGTATTTTGTTTATGTGGTAGTCGGTAAAATAAAACTTAGGCGTAGGTGTTAAAATCCACGGGTATTTACTGGTCAAATAGGCCGCCACCCTAGTTTGGCGGTCTTGGCCTTGTTGCGTTTCTTTAATTGGTTGCACGGCTGGCCCTCTCAGACTCACTTAATAGCTCATCTGGTACAGGCTCACGCTCTGCTATCGGGTCTAGGTTACGCCCGGCCTCTAGTATTACCTCTGCGTGGTCATCTGGCCTCAGCCACTTGTCGCCATATTGCCTTAGCCATATAGGCTCACATTGTTTAGCTTTAACTTTTTCAGAGCATAAATACCCTTTGTATGGCTTGCCTGTTTTGTTAGACATACCTTCAATTAGCACCCTATGCCCGTGTTTACACACCGGCGGCTCTGGCATTACCTCTGCCCCTAGCTTGGCCTTTAAGGCGCTTATAGACTCAGCGGCGGTAGGTACTGCCCCGCCTGCCCCGCGCGTCTGTAATGGGGCTTGTATGGCTTCTACCTTTTCCATATCTTGCCGTGTCGGCCTGCCTGCACCGCCCGGCGTTAGCAAGCCGATAACACGCCCATAGGCAGAGGTTACGCAGTTTTCTACCCAAAAATTAGCATTTACGCCACGGTCTGACCTAACCTCTAACGCATAATCTACAGCGCTTGGTTTCTCATCTTCATAGTTTTTATAGGCCTCAGCTCTAATTAAGATATAACCGTTTTTTAGGTCTATGTCCTCTATGTAAGCTATTAAGCGTAACCCGGGAAACTCAGCCCGAGCTCTTTTAATTCTTGCGTTTACATCTTCATAGCCGTCTAAAAAGCTCATTTAGTTACCTCTTTTAAGGCCTTAGCTATATTGCGCCCTCTTAAGTAACCGTCGCCGTGGCCCTCACGGTAACCCGTACGGTAGGCAGCTAGCATAAACAGGCCTACTATTAGTACAGTTAAAGTAATTACAGCTATATCAGCTAACATATTTCACCCTTTGTTAAGGCTGATTAAACTACACTAAGTAGCCCTCTCAGCGTGTAGTAAAAGTATGACCTATAGCTGCGACATATTGCTAGCTTTCTAACGGCGTGTCTTTCTTTGTGTCTTTATCAGCCTTAGATTTAAGCCCATTACCGGCTAGTACCCCGCCTAAAGCGCCTGTTAAAAATATGGCTAGAGTCTGTAACAGCTGTATGAAGTCCCTATCGTTAGGCGCTTGCGCCCCTATTGGCTGTGTTACAAAGACTAAAGCATATACAGCGCCCATTGTTATACCAAAAAAAGTCATAGCTAATACAGCGCCTATAAAAAAGATTAGCCGGGCGTGTATATCTTCCGGCGCTAATTTTGTACGCGGTCTACTCATTGGGGTTAATAAGATTTTCTGTACATACGCCCGTTGCCTTGCATTGTGGCGGGTTACATTCTGGTTTTTCCCAGTTTTCATATTCTTGGCACGGATACCTTACCCAGCCGTCATAGCCGCACCCAGCTAAGAGCGTTGCAAGTACCAGCGCCCTTAGCAGGGCTTGCACTACTTAGCGCCTATGCCAAACTGTTTCTCATTAGGCTGTACTGCTTTTAGCAGCGGCCCAATTAACCCAGCTATAAAGGCATTAGCCAATACTTTAGGGTCTGTTATACCGGATATGTAAAGAGCTGCAACGCTTGCTAGCGCAGCGCGCCCATAACTGTAGGCAGCTGCCTCTAATTGCTTTTTGTTCATTTGTCTATCCTAAATGCCCCTTAGTTTATTTGGGTAAGTACCCCTATTGTATGCGTTCCACTAGCTGCAACGGCATATAATGCTTCGTGGTCGCCCACGGGTACAGTTAATTTATCATTATTATCTAGCTTATAGCCGTTACTTGTAGTTACGTTTGGCCCGCCTAAATATATCGCGCCGCCGCCTAAGTTATGTAAAATGGCTGTTTGGTCAAAATCTGATTTAGGCACTATTACTACAGCCGTAGTACCTACCACTACTTGCGCGCTAGTTGGCATTTTCTTGTCCTAACTTTGCTATTAGTTTAGCGGCTTTTTTAGCATTTACACTAACCTCAAAGTGCATTTCATCTTTACGGTTACGGTAATCACCGCCCCACGTTAAGCCATACTTTTTAGCTAGCGCTCTAATCATAGGTACTTTATCAGCCGGGAAAGTGCCTACAGCTGCTAGCGGGTGTTTAGTCGCGTTTAGGTCTATAGCTGTACCGCTGCTATGGCAACTTAATTTATCTGTAGTACCGCGTACCATACGGAAAGCGTAGCCCCACTCATCTAAAGCGCCCTCATCTATTGGCTCTATTAGCGCGTGGAACTCAGCGGCAAAACCTACTAGCAAAGGTGCTACAGCCTCAGCACATCTAAGTTTTCTATTAGTGCCGGGTACTGCATAACTTTTTATGCCAATTTCTGTCGGGTCTTTGCTGGCAGGCCAGCCGTTATAGCTTGTTAGCATATTCTTTATAGATAATGCTAAAGGCCTAGGGCTGACTTTAGAGCGTCAATACTAAGGCCAACACTGGCTAATTTGTCGGCTACTGTTGGCTCTGGCGGTATTGTATTGCCATCGTGCGCTTCAACTACGGCTGCTGCTGTTGCTTCATCATTGGTATCAAAACCAATAGTGCCGTTTGCATAATCGTAAATGTCTTTGACCTCTAAACCAGCATTTTTTAATTCTGCGATAAGTTCTGCGCCGTTTAAGTTTTTGGGTTTTTTGTAAATAAACATTTATGCTCCTAAATAAATAGCAAATAGAAAATCATATAAAACGCCGCCATTTTGCGTATTCAAACTGCCGCCACTGCTTTGAAAACCCCTAACAGAAACATAATCTCCCTCAGCTAAAGATGCTATTGCCGTTGCTTCCACAGTTCCACCATAAGGAGTGCCAGCATTAGCAGAAAATAAATCAGCTAAATTATCTTCATTTTTGAATAATCTAGCAGCACGAACACCTGTGGCATTGTCTAAATAAGAAACGCGCCCATACACTAGATATTTTCCTGCTTTGCCAGCAGGTATTGTAATTCTGCCTGTGTTTGTTGTTGTTGAGTGGAAACCGTCTGTATCTAATAATTCTGTATTAAACTCTATAATTGTTGTTGTAGTGTTATTGATAGTTTGCGCTGTGCCTGAACCTTTGTAAACTGCACAGCCAACAAAACTAGCACCACCAGCAGGGGCAGCCCATTTAACTTTATATGGGCTTACTGTTGTATCAGCTGTTAAAATCTGTCCAGTAGTTCCGATAGGCAAGTTATCATAAGTGCCGCTGCCTGTACCTACTACAATATCGCCGCTAGCTGTAATAGTAGTTGCCATATCATTAGTAATAGTTACTGTGCCGCTAGTGCCACCGCCGCTAATACCTACGCCGGCAGTAACGCCCTCTATATCACCTGTTGCGCCGCTAGCTGCCCACGCGCTACCCGTGTAATACCAAAGGCTGTTATTATCTTTAGTGTATGCAAACTGCCCTTCTTGGGGTGAAGTAATAGCGCTGTTACGCGCTGTCTCACTAGCAAAAACTAATACGCCTTGCATTAAATAGCCGTTTACGTCGGCGGCTGTTAAAACCTCACCTGTAGTAAAGGTCTTAAACCCTAAGCCCGCTGCCATTGTTACCCCCTAATAGGCCAATACGCCGGTGTCTAGCACCCCGTATAGGCTTGAGTCTAGTATAAAGCCGTCTATTATCGGCTCTAGTGTGGTTAGTGTCGTTTTCCAGCTGTTAGGCGTAATTGCCATAGATACGCCAAACACCTGTAAAGTCTTAGTTAAAGTAGATGAGCCGGGCTGGTTTGTAGTAATAGTTATAGGGTCAAAAAAATCTAGGTCTAGGGCTGCGATTATGCCGGCATTATAGTTATCTGTGTATAAATCTAAGGTAATGGCATCACATCTAATAGAGGTTTCTTTACGGCTAGCTACATAGGCTTGAGCGTAATCTAGGGCTACTGCGTCTGTCTGCATTAGTAGATTTTGTTGGTTATAGCTATGTGTAAAGTATTTATCTATGCTTGGTTGGTCTATGGCTAGCTGCGTAGTACCGCCGGTGCGTGTAATGCTAGCTGCGTTAAATACCAACGTATCATCTAAACGCCATATAGCGTCAAAGTAACCTATATTAGTGCCGTTATCGTTAAACACGGTAGGTGTGCCGCCTATGCTTGCCGTGGTTACGTTTCTATCTTGAAATACAAATGAGCCGGTAGCATCTACATAAAGCGCCCCATACTCACTTAGGGTAACGGTCTGCATAGCTGCAAGGCTGGTACGGGCTGTGCCGGGGTCTGTCTGTAGCGTAGTTAGCCCCGCGTCTACATCACGCATAGAGGTAGGCCAGCCTATCTGGTCTAAAATCTGGTTAATGCGTGTACCGGATAAGTCGCCCGCCGTAGCCCCTGCTACCGTAGCTATCTGTGCATTTTGGGCAAGTCTAAACGCATCTACCGCCGTTATTGTGGTATAAACAACGTCTAACGCATTTTTAGGCGTAGTAGTGTTATAGCTAGTAATAAAGCCGCTAAATATAGGGTAAGTAACGCTGTTATAGGTAGCCGATATAGCTACCTTACGCATAGGGTCTAATAACCCAAAATAAGGGCCGCTAGGATTTTGAGGGTTAAAATCACCGTTTTGGTCTACTATTCTTAAAGTTAGTGTACCTGTTTGGAATTGGTCGGCCTGTGCGTTACGGCCTCTGTTAGTTTGTATTGTATCTATCACGTTAGACACATCTACAATTACTGCCGCGCTATCGCTTAATATGTTTGTATCTAATATGCCCTCACCTAAAATCATAGCTTGGGCAAAACTAGGGCCAGTACTAAAGTTAATTATAGCGTTTATTACTGGCAGGGTCATAGCCCACCGGTGTAACGCAACGGGTCGCCCTTACGCTCTAAATCTAATATAGCTCTTTGTACAGCTAAGCTTATTGTATCTTCACTACCTACTACACCTGCATTTACTGTTATGTAGTTATCGCCCATACGGAAACGGCTAGGGTCAAAGCTAGAGCCCGCGCCTATCCCGGGTGTATCAAATGCGCCCATAGCTCTTAATCTTGCTTGCTCATCACCTAGCGCATTTATCGCATTAGTACTTATAGCATCTGTAAGCGTATCTATCTGCTCTTTTAGTAAAAAGTTAATACCCGTACCTGTGCTAGTAGCCAAACGCAAGTTAGTTAGTGTTGCAATTTCATCAGCTATTTTAGAAACACTTATAGCAGCTGAATTTGGATTAAACGGATTACCTATAAATAAATCTCTACCGCCCCCATTACCGCCGCCGCCGCCGCCACCGCCGCCGCCACCGCCGCCGCCACCGCCGCCACCGCCACCACCGCCACCACCGCCGCCGCCTGCTGCAGCACCCGGCACAAACGGCGATATCTTTAGCCCTGCCATTTTCATTAAAAGCGCTAAAGCTTCATTTAGGTTTTGTATATCTATAAGCGCTTTAGGCTTAAATTTTTCTAAAATATCGTTTATGTCTTGTAACTTAAACTCTTGGCCTTGCAGAGCGCCTAATATTGCTAAGTCTATATTTAGTTTTTTAGCAAGGCGTGTAGCAGCCTCTACATCTTTAGCAGCTATAGCATCTTCAAGCTGAGACATAGTCTGTTTAATAGATAGGCGGGTTAAGTCATTAGCTAGCTGTAGTTTTTGCTGGTCTGTAGCATTTACGCCTAGCCTGTTTATTTCATCTTGCTTAGCTAATAGCGCTGCCTGTACTTGTATTTTATCTAGGTCAAATATATTTTCACCTTTGCCTAAACTAAGGGCAGCTTTATCTAGGGCTAGTTGGTCTTTTTTCTGTTTTGCTATTTCTTTTTCACGGTTTGCTCTATCTTTAGCTAATTTTGCCAGCTCTTTATTTCTTTTAATTGCTTCTAACTCAGCCGCTTTAGCTAGCCTTGTAGTTTTAGCCTGTGCATCTGTAGAGCTTGTAATACTCATACCGGTAGTAAACGGCTGGCCTGCTATTGGCGCTGCGTTCATACCGCGCCCGGCCTGTATCTCTCGGGTTAATTCTGCTAATCTTTGTGGGCTTAAATCACCTAATATGTTTTGTATGCCTCTGCCAAACGTTGAAAGTGGCCCACCTACTAGAGGTATAGAGCCTATCTGACTAATTAAAAACGCCATTTCATCTATTAAATTAGCTGTACTTTTTGCCGCGTTTTCTATATCTGTGCCTAAGTTTTTTATACCGTCATTACCGCCTAGAGTCTCTATAGCACCTATAAGGCTAGTACCTATAATCTCTGCCGCGCTTGCACTAGAGGTGGCAAGTATTGCCATAGACCCGCTATAACTATCTACAGCTGCCGCGCCTGCCCCGTCAAACCTTTTAGTAAGTAGCTCTACTACGTCTGCAAAATCCATAGCCTGTATTTCAGCTTGCGTTAAACCTAGAGATAATTTAGATAAACCTTTATTATTATTTACATAGGCTTTAGCCAATATATCTACAGTAGATTTATAGTCAAGGCCAGAGCCACTAGATACATCAAAGGCTAATTTTAATAGGCTTTGTGTCTTAGTTACAGAGCCCGTTACTTGTGCTAATTTACTAAACGCGGGGCGTAGTTCATCATCTAAAATGCCGGTTTGTTTTTGTAGTTGCCCTATAAAATTTTCTACATTTACAGTAGCGTAAGCCAGCCCTACATTTTTTAGGCTTTGTGCTAACAGTTTTTGCGCTTTCATATCATCTGCAGCGGCCTTAATACTTTTTTTACTATAGGCTAAAATAGCTGTAGCGCTTAAAGCTACCCCCGTTACTTTAGCTAAACTTTTTACACTTTTAGTTAATAGCTTTGTAGATTTCTCGGCTTTCTCAAACGCGCTTTTACCTGTAAATTGGCTAGCTATATTTATTATTAAGTCTGTGGCCATTATGCCGCTGCCTTTGGCTGGTATGTAGTTGCTTTTACAAAATTATTTATAGAGTTATCTATAGCTTTTAGAACAGCTGCGTTAGCTATGCCGTTATCTTCTGCCCACGCTCTATACATAGCACGGCCTGTTTCTTTGCGTGTTGGTCTGCCTTTCATACCTTTAGGCCTAGCATTTACTAAAGGCCCTGTGCCGTTTAAGTTATCTATAAATTGTTGCCCTGCGTTAGGGTTTAAGCTAGTTGAGTATTGCTTACCAGTATGTGTAGTTTGGTCATAAACGCCATTTCTATAACGGTCTACTACAGGGCCTTGTTTTCTACCGTTTGGATTTAAGCGCCCGGCGGTTTCATATATTGCACCGCCGGCATTACCTTGCTGTATTCTAGCTAAAGATACAAAACCAGATTTATTAGGTTTAGACGGTGTTACTCTATAACCTAAACCGCGCTTAGCATCACTACTACTAAAAGTAGGAAACGCTCTATAGTTAATTGTATCTGCACTAGCTGTGCCTTTAACCCAACCGCTTAATAATTGCGCATCTGCCGGGATAAAACCCCTAGCTCTAGCAACTACAGGGCGTAACGCATTAGCCATTTCTGTTTGTGCTTGCTTGCTTAAATCGGGGGCAAAACGCTTTAGAGCTAATCTAACCTGTACTGCGTTTTCTACCTCTGTTGGCATCTTGCACCGCCTTTGCTTTATCGCCTAAAACCTTTAACACGTTTTGAAACATAACATTATCTAAGTCTAATAAATACTGGGGCGCTATGCCGGTTTCTACCGCAATTTGTGCGATTAGATAGCCAAAGCTACCGCGCCCCACTATTCCAAAGGGTCATCATCTAGTACCTCAACTTTAGCTAAGGTTTCTAGAAAATCTGCCCCAAAACTTTTTACTACTTCCCCGCTAGTGCGTAAACACTCCCAAGCAAGCCAGTAAACATCACTCTGTTTTTCATCATCTCTAAAGGCTTTATGAAAACCTTTTTTTGCATACAGCTCAAAGGCATACTCAATACGGGGCGTAATCTTATGCTCGGTTACGCTTCCGTCTGCCCTTGTTATTTTAAGTTTTGCCATTGTGTGCCCCTTTGTTTAGTTTACGGTGCTGTTGTAATAACGATAGGTGAGTTACAGGTAAATGTAATGCTCTGTGTTCCAATATCGCCTACAGCGCCGTTTATGTCGGTTGTATTGTTTACAAGTACAGTAGTGGTATAAAGCGGGTTAGTATTGCTAGTAGCAGCGCTTGTTTGTCTTAAAACTAAAGGTACTGTACTACCCCACGCAGCTTGCAACGCAGCGCGTACCGCGCCTGCACCGCTAGCAGCATTATCATTAAGAAAATCAAGCGTAATAGTGCTGGCCTCTAAACCTTTAACAAACTTATGCGCGGTATCGCCCATAGCTGTTACCTCTAGCTCATCAAAGCTACGGTTAATAGTTGCGCTAGTAACGTGGTCTGATAGCACCACGCCGTTCAGCGTAACTTCTACGCCGTTAGAAAGAAAAATTGCCATTGGTTATGCCTCGTTTTCTGTTGTCGGTGTTTCTGTTGCTTTTTGCTTTGTATCTTTAACCTCTTTAGGCAATTCTTGGCCTATTTTGATTAAAAACGCTTTTTCTTCATCTGTTAGTGCCATTTTAGCTCCAGCTCGTTAGTACGGATATTTGTAAATCACTTGTTAGTAAGTCGCCGCTAGGTAACGTTAAAACGCTAGGTGCAGTTACAGCGGTAACATTAAAAACGATAGAGCTAGCGGCTAATTTATTAAACACCGCTACTATCGTATCTTCTATGCCTTGTAGGTTGCCTTCATTAGAAAACATTGGCACGGTCATAATTATTTTGAAATTAGCTAGCGGCGCTATCGTTGCTTGTGCATTATTGCTAGGTGTTAAATAAGGGTCAGCCGGGGCTACTACTACGCTGTTAGCTACTATTGTGCTAGGTGGAAAACTAAAAGTACTCCAAACAGCATTATTAGCTAAGGCAGCGGCTATAGTGCTGCGTAGTGTAGTTATGGCGGCTGGCATTATCCCACCATAGCGTTAGGCGATAAGTACGGCGCTAACAAACCGCGTATAGATGCCATTAAAGTATTACTCATTTTAAACGGGCTAGGGCTGTAACCGTCTACGCTTACGCCGCCGTTTTGTGTGCTAAAACGGCTAGTCCAGATATTCTCAGCTAACATAAGTGCAGCTGCGTTTATAGCAGGTGTATTAGCGTAGGTAGCCGTCTTTGTATCATCACCCGTCATAGTGCCGCTAGGTACTACGCGCCTAAAGTTTTGGTCAGCTGCCGTTTTTGCATATTGTATAAAGCTGTAACCCTGTGGGTATTGGTAATAGTTAAGCTGAAAATTAAACGCTGGCAATAAATTAGTAGTACCCGCGCTAAACGGTACTGTGCCAGTAATTGTATAAGTGCCGTTAAAAGTAGCGCCAGCCCCGGCTACGGTAACGGATTGCCCAGTAGTAAACAGGCCGGGGTTGGCTATCATCACGGTAGCTACATTGTTTACTAATGCAGTTCCCACCACCGGTGCAGAGTCAAACCATAAAAACCCGTTAATTAAATCTTGGGCAGCTTGGCAGGTGTCCTCTATCCAAGTGTAAGAATCGTACAAAGTGCCAACGCCTAAAGATGCTTTTAACGTAGCAGCTGTAACGTAAGTAGCCGGCATATTTGTACCTTTCTTTGTAGGTCTGGCAGAGCCAAAGGGCTAAGGCCCTGCCAGACTATTAGTTATTTATTAGGTTAAGTTAAAACGACGGATACCGGCAGGCATTTTAACTAGCGTGGCCATAAAGCCATAGATAGCTACTTGTACCTGTAGATTTGATACCACGTTTACGCTCATATAAGCCTGTGGGCTTTCATAAACGGTTACTGCCTCTGGCACGATAATAAAGGCTGACTCATCAATAACGCCAGATACCATATTTTTATCTACATATAGGTCTAGACCTAAAACGTTACCTCTAATTGAGGTTGGTCTAACGTCGCCGCCTGCGTTCATTGGCTGGATAGCGTTATAAATTGGGCGGCCTGTGTTATCAGTTGCACCCATTAGCAAAGACCATTGAGAGGCATTAGCTAGATAATTTTGCGCAAAATAGCCAGTACCTTTATAGGCGGCAGCGGTTTGTTCAGCTGTGTAAGCAATAATGCCGGCACTTGTTGCAGCTTGTGGGTTAGCTTGCTGTCCACCAGCTGTTAGAGCTGCTACTACTGCCGTATCTGTTGCAGTTAAATACGCGTTTTGTAGTTGCGCTGTTAATTCTGCAAAAAAATTAGGGTCTGAGCGCTCTAAAAGCTCTACGCTAATAGTGTTCATACCGCTGTACTTAGATACGTTAGCAGTTAAATACTCAGTTACCATACCTGTATTTTGTACGGCTCCGGCCTCAGCTTCCACGGTTACTACAGGTGCTACACCTGAGCCCCCGCCATCTGACGTTACAAGTGAGGGCACGTTTATGGTCATACCGCTAGCA